CACGCTAAAATAAATATTGATCTAACCATAGCAACAAAACTGAAAGATTTATAACATAATGGGATTATTAAGAGGACCAGATTTTTTCTACGCACTTCGTTTTTTACGACTGTTAACTACTCCTTGGGGTAAGACAACAGCTTTTAAATTAGGACTCATAGATAAAAACGGCAAAATACTTAAAAAACCCGAAACGTCCGAAGAAAAAGGGGCGTATAACGTATTCCACAAATTAGTCTATAATATCAAGCGCTTGATAAATAAGATTCCGCTCGGTAAGTCGACCCTTGCCTCCTATGCAGCTGCTCTTTTCTTAATTAAAGAACACACTGGCATTAGCGATAAAAAACTGTTAAAGGTCATAAAGGAATCAATCGGATTAGATCTATCTGATTATAATCCCGAGCTCAATGAATGGTATTTGACTAATGATGGAGAAATAGAAATAGGAAAATATGCTCTTACTCGTGATATAGCATTACCAAAGACAGGAGAATTACTCGCAAAACAAAAGTCTATGGTCGAAATCACCGAATCAAAACCTTATGGCAATATACTAGGTCATAAGGTCTTTAAAGCCGAACACATAAAAACACAACAGAAAATCTATATCACACAGGAGGACATTTGCAAATGAAAAAAGAAAGTATGACTACTAGTGCAGTAGCAACTACAGACTTACCTCTTGCCGCAAAGAAGAAAAAGAAAATTCGTGAATTTACTATCTCTAATGAAACATTTAATCGTTTTGCGACAGGAAGAACTAAGTTTGAAAGATGGGGGAAATACCTAAACTTATTAGATGAAGCTGAAAAAGAAATTTTTGAGTTTCATAGAAAAAATCCAGGTGCAATAATTTATCTACGTAATGAAGAGACAGGCGCTTTAAGGGCAATCAGAAAAAGATCGGCTAATGAATAATAATCATTTTGTTATTTACATTTAGTCATCAATATAGTATAATAAACCCTTAATTAAAAAAGCAAAGAGCCATGTCAATATTCGTAGAACAAATTTCAAGAAAACCAGATAATTACCCGTGGACTGAAAAGTTCATTGAAGCAATGCATAACGGGTTTTGGACAGATAAGGAATTCAATTTCCAATCTGATGTCCAAGACTTTAAAGTACATATGTCAGACAGCGAACGTGACATGGTCACACGAAGTCTGTCTGCGATTGCACAAATCGAAGTTGCGGTTAAAACGTTCTGGGCTAACGTAGGTCAACACCTACCTCATCCTTCTATCACTGACCTAGGTTATGTGATGGCAAACGTAGAAGTAATTCACAATAATGCGTATGAAAGACTTATCGATATTCTCGATATGGAAGACATCTTTGAAGAAAACCTACAGCTTCCCATTATTCAGAATCGTGTAAAGTACTTGCGCAAGTATCTAAAAAGGCATTATAAAGATGCTAAAAAGCAATACGTTTATTCTCTTGTATTGTTTACTTTATACGTAGAAAACGTTTCGCTGTTTTCACAATTCTACACCATTAACTACTTTAATCGTTTTAAAAACCAGTTGAAAGATGTTGCTCAACAAGTAGCATATACTTCAAAGGAAGAAATGATTCATGCTATGGTAGGTGTAAAGTTAGTAAACGTTATTCGCGAAGAACACCCTGAGCTCTTTGACGAAGAACTTATTCAGCGTATTCGTTCCGAGTGTGTTGAAGCATTTAACGCAGAAGCAAAGATTATCGAGTGGTCAGTAAATGGTTATCAGTCGGAGCACCTCAGTTCTCCTATTATGCATAACTTTATTAAGAATCGCTTAAATCAATCACTTGAGCTTATTGGTATTGAGCCAGTGTTTGATGATATCGATAAAGACTTACTTGAAAAAACGGAATGGTTTGATGAAGATGTATTGGGTAACACCGCTACTGACTTCTTCTTTAAACGTCCCACAGAATATTCGAAGAAAGACAAATCATACGACGAAGACGACCTATTTTAAAGGTATAGATATATTATGGAAGATTATTATTGGTTGAACAAAGACTCGCGTTTATTTCTTGAGCGTGGATATTTAACAGAAGGTCAGACGCCTGAAAAACGTGTAAGGCAAATCGCACTTAAAGCTCAAAGAACATTGGGCGAAGATGGATTTGCAGACAAGTTTGAAGACTATATGAAGAAAGGTTGGTATTCACTGGCCTCTCCTATCTGGGCAAACTATGGGCTTAAACGTGGCTTACCCATTTCTTGCTTTGGATCATACATCGACGATACGATGGAATCTATTTTAGGTAAACAGGCCGAGGTCGGCATGATGACTAAGATGGGTGGAGGAACATCCGCATACTTTGGATCACTGCGTAGTCGGGGATCTGAAATTTCTGCAGGTGGTAATTCAAACGGGCCTGTTCATTTTATGGAGTTATACGAAACTATGACAAACGTTGTTTCTCAGTCAAACGTACGTCGTGGTTCTTTTGCTGGCTATATGCCAATTGATCATCCTGATATTCTTGAGTTTCTTCAAATACGTGGTGACGGTAATCCTATTCAAAATATGTCAATAGGCGTTACAGTGCCTGATAGCTTTATGAAAGAAATGCTTGATGGTGACAAAGAAAAGCGTAAGATTTGGGGTAAGGTGATTCAAAAGAGGTATGAAAGTGGTTATCCTTATATCATGTTTAGCGACACAGTGAACAAGAATAAACCAAAAGAAAGTGGTAAGATTTACGCGTCTAATCTATGCTCTGAAATTTGCTTATCGACAAATAAAGAAGAATCATTTGTATGTTGCTTATCGTCAATGAACCTATTACACTACGACGATTGGAAAGAAACAGATGCTGTTCAAGTAATGACAAAGTTTCTTGACACAGTGATTGAAGAGTTTATTGAAAAGACAGAAGGTTTACCCTTTATGGATGCACCTCGTAAATTCTCAATTGAACAACGCGCAATTGGTATTGGTGTACTTGGCTGGCATTCATATCTTCAGAGTAAAAGTATTGCATTCGAAGATCTTCAAGCAAAAATGCTAACGAGTGATATTTTTAAACATATTGAATCTGAAAGTATGATTGCTTCAGGTGAAATGGCTAAGACACTAGGAGAACCAGAAAAACTTAAAGGAGCAGGTCGTAGGAATATGACAACACAAGCAATTGCACCTACAACATCAAGTTCTTTTATTCTTGGTCAAGTATCACCAAGTGTTGAACCTTTGAATAGTAACTACTTTGTTAAAGATCTCGCAAAAGGTAAGTTTACTTATAAGAATCCTCACCTTAAAGAAGTCTTAAACAATTACGGACACGATACACAAGACGTTTGGAAATCTATTCTTGTAACTGGTGGAAGTGTTCAACACCTTATGTTCTTATCAGATCATGAAAAAGACGTATTTAAAACGTTTGGTGAAATATCACAAAAGGAAATTATACTACAAACGAGTATAAGACAAAAATTCATTGATCAATCACAAAGTATTAATCTAATGATTCATCCAAAGACACCACCACGTGATACAAATCAACTTCTTATTTACGCATGGGAACAAGGTGTAAAAACGTTATACTATCATCGTGGAACTAATCCTTCTCAAGAACTATCGCGCAATCTACTCACCTGCACTTCTTGCGAAGGTTAATATATGTACGCTGAAAAACTATACTGTGCCAGATGCAAAATCCACGTCCACATTGAATTTGACGAAGACGAATCGCCTGACTTTTTAGAACCCAATTTTTGTCCAATGTGTGCAGAAGAGTTTAATGGCGAACCAGAAGACGCTGAATGGGATGAATAAATAACTCCATGTGGAGTTACAAAGGTGAAAAGTTTAGTAGTGAAATGATCGGTGATAATGTGGGCTTTGTCTACGTTGTCACCGATACTTCTACTGGCATGAAATACATTGGAAAAAAGAACTTCTTTTCTAAAGTAACTAAACCACCTCTAAAAGGCAAAACCCGTAAACGTCGATCTGTAAAAGAATCTGATTGGAAAACTTATTGCGGTTCGAGCGAAACCGTAAAATTAATTGTAGAAGAAAACGGTTTGGACCACTTCCATCGTGAAATCATCCATTTGTGTAAATCTAAAGGCGTGATGAGTTATATGGAATGTTATGAACAAATGAACACCCACGCGTTACTTAAACCTGAAGAATACCACAACGCCTTTTTTGGCGGAAAAATACACCGCGCTCATTTGAAAGATTTAGATCCTAAAAACTTCGGTTAATTTAATGGTGTACAAACGGCCTAAACTGTGGTATAATCTAGTATAGATTAACAGAATAAGAATAGTACATTATGATAATAGTAGATTACAGCGGTATTGCGATCGCCGCAATATTTTCACAAGATCGTCCGGACGAGGTTGAAGAAAGCCTTATCCGTCACATGATATTAAACTCCCTTCGGAGGTACAATGTTAAATTCAGGGATGAATACGGGCCTATGATACTGGCCTGTGATAGTACATCTTGGCGTAAGGAAAAGTACCCTCAGTACAAAGCAAAACGTAAATCATCTCGAGAAGAATCACCTCTCGATTGGGGCAAGTTCTTTGGGTTTCTTAACAACATCCGTGATGAAATCGCTGAAGAAATGCCTTATCCCGTAGTTCACGTAGACCGTGCAGAAGCAGATGATGTAATTGGTGTACTAGTAGAATCTACTCAAGAATTCGGTCAAAACGAGCCAGTGATGATTATTTCTTCTGATAAAGACTTTATTCAATTGCATCGTTATTCAAACGTTAAACAATTCAGTCCTATGAAGCGTAACTTCTTAAAGGTCGACGATCCTGTTTACTACAAGTTCGAACACATCTGTAAAGGCGATGTTAGTGATGGTGTACCAAACATGCTTAGCGCTGACAACACATTCAGCGATGGTTTACGTCAAACACCTTTACGTACTAAAAGAATTCAAGAATGGTACAACGCGTATCCAAATCTTTGCGATGAGGATGTAATGACACAGGAGCAATACAGAAACTATTGCCGTAACAAACTTATGATTGATTTAGATTGTATCCCTGCAGATATTCAATCTAATATCATGGATAAATATAATTCTCAACAAGGCAAATCAAACAACAAAGTCTTGAATTACTTAATAACTAAAAGATGCAGCTTGCTTGTCGAATCAGCAAACGAATTTTTTATCA